AAGGAATTGAGGTTCTAGAGTTCTTAGAGAAAGTCGCAGAGACTAAATAGTTAAAGAGGAGGCAGAAATGCTTCCTTTTTTTTTGTTACCTTTGAATAATTACTAATCACTTAGATAGTTAAAAGACAATGACTAAATTCATGAAGATTGTAGTGAATGGTGCTTCCGAGTACTTCAACGCAAGCAACATAACGTCCATAGAAAAATCCCTACCATCAGGAGTAACTCAGATTGAGGTTATGTATAGCTCATTAAGAACGCCTAACTTTAAGATTCAACAATTTGCTACTGCAGGTAAAGCTCCTAGCTACATAGTTGACGCTATAAATAGAGCGAATTCTACTTCCCATACAGATAATGTATATATCCCTGAATTAAGACAAGGGGCACAACCAATTATAGACAACGTTACATAATAATTATGGCAGGATATATAGATTTTAAAATAAAGAAGCAATTAGCTACAGGGAACGCAACATCAACTTCCTCTTCGAAACTATTGTGTACTAATTCAGCCTTTGTAACTCAAGGAGTTGAGATTGGTGATATAGTATTCAATATAACAGACCCTGAGTTTTACACAGTAACGGCTGTTGATAGTGAGATATCTCTAAGTGTTGATGGTTCAGCCATTTCTATGGGTGATGCATTTGTCATTATGAAGCCTAACGAGACTGAGTCTTTCCCTATAAGGATAGACGACATCAATAGAGTTCAGTCTGAATATATTTTCGGGGAAACTAGAATTGTTTTATCAATGAAGACAGGGACAGCTACTAACGCAGAAATTAGAATCATACTTAAAGATGAAGTAACTTCAGTTGTCGCAAGAGGTTTAATTGTAGACCAATTTATGAGAGACGTTAACAACGCGTTATCTAGTGGGTATTTACCTAGCTCTAGAGACGTGTCGGCTCTACCAAGCGGTAATGAGTATATGTATGCCTATGCTACTTCAGCATAAGGTTAATCAATCCAACTTAAAACTAATCAAGAGCCTTTTTATAGGGCTCTTTTTTTTTGATTATATTTGTAAAAAGATTTTAAGATGATTGATTCAATAAGAAACACAGTCCTTGCTATACTTAACAAGAATAACTACGGATACCTTTCGCCCTCAGACTTTAACTTATATGCTAAGCAGGCTCAGTTAGAGATTTTCGAGAACTATTTCTATAGCTACAACACTCAGTTGAATCTAGAGAATAACCGCAAGTCGGGTACGGAGTACGCAGATATAACTAAAGGTATACTTGAGGTTATAGATTTATTCTCTACAACTAAGACGTTAGACCATTTATCAATAAACACGTATAGGATGCCATCTGTGGCTACTACAGGTTCAGACTACTACCTTATAAATAAAGTGCTATGCTTTAAGGATAACATCTTTAGAGGTGAAGCTGAGAGAGTTAGTCAGAGCAAGATTACTATGCTGAATAATTCTATACTTACAGCTCCTAGTCTTGACTTTCCGGCATACAGTAGCGAAGGTTCTATTCTGACCGTACAACCGGTATCGTTTAGTGCTTCTTCAGACGTAAGAGCTCAATACATTAGATACCCTAAGCCACCTAATTGGACGTACAATACTGCTCTAGCATTACAAGGACCTATATTCAACCCTTCAGCGGTTGATTATCAAGACTTTGAAGTGCCTCTAGACAACGCTAACGACCTTATCATAAAGATATGTCAGTACGCAGGAGTTGAGATTCGCGAGGAGATGGTTTACAGATTTGCAAAGACAGAGGAACAAGAAAATAACATACAACAATAATGGCATATATATCTCAGTATCAGTACTACGAAAATGATGGAGCATCTCCTGAAGACGCTAATTGGGGTTCGTACCAATACGTAAGTTTAAAGGATATTGTAAACAACTTCATGTTGATGTATCAGGGTAACCACTCTTTGGTTAATAACGAAGAGAGGTACAGGATACTGTTCCATGCTAAGAGAGCTATACAAGAGCTTAATTATGATGCGTTTAAGGAGGTTAAAGCCCTTGAGCTCACCGTTAACGATACATCTAGGTTTATTTTACCTTCAGACTACGTGAATTGGGTAAGGGTATCTCTATTTGAGAATGGAATACTTAGACCTCTTACAGAAAACATTAGACTTACGTCAGCTACGGCTTACTTACAGGATAATAATTCTGATATATTATTTGACGAAGAGGGTAGTGTTCTTAAGCCTGAGTTCTCAAACTTAGATATTGCTAGAATTAAAGGAACTAAGAAAAGTATATACCTAAATGATAATAGCGCGTTTGACGGAAACGAAGGATACAATGTTGACGGCTCATGGTTCTTTGACTATGCCATAGGAGCTCGCTACGGGCTTAACACGGAAACGGCTAACGCTAACCCTACTTTTAGAATTGACGCCAAGGCAGGCGTTATAAACTTCGACTCGACTATGTCAGGAAGAAGCGTTATAGTTGAATATGTATCTGATGGCATGGAGGGTGGCGATAACTCGCTAATTACTGTAAATAAGTTATTTGAAGAATTTGTCTACGCATACGTTCAGTACTCTATACTAGACAGTAAGCTTGGTGTTCAGGAGTATGTAGTCAATAGGGCTAAGAAAAAGAAATCCTCTTTATTAAGAAACGCTAAGATAAGAATCAGTAATATTCATCCCGGTAGGTTGCTTATGAATCTAAGAGGACAAAACAAGTGGATTAAGTAATATGGCAAATAGCAAGAGAAATTTCATAGCAGGTAGAATGAATAAGTCTGTAGACGAGAGACTTGTTCCTAACGGTGAGTATGTGGATGCAATGAATGTTCGGTTGGGTTCAACTGAGGATTCAGAGATTGGTTCTGTAGAAAACTCTAAGGGAAATACTCTTTTAACTACGGTTACTATAGATGGAGCGCCGCTAAGTGCTAATGCTAGATGTATTGGGGCTTTTGAAGATGGTGTAAACGAAACTATTTATTGGTTTATACACGACTCATCTAATGCTTCTACAGCTACAGGTAAGGCTGATTTAATTGTATCGTTTAACACGAAGAACGAGATACTTAACTACCATATAGTTAGTTTTAAAAACGCTCTAGACATTACTAACACCACGTTAAACTTTAACCCTACGTACCTTATAAATAACGTTAATAAGGTTGGTGACTTACTTTTCTTTACAGACAACTATAACCCTCCAAGAAGAATAAACGTAGAAAGCTCTTACGGGTACGCTGCATCAGTTGGTGGTGTAGATACTTTTGATGCTGAAGACATTCTTGTTATTGTAAAACCACCGGCATATGCACCTAGTACGCTAGCCCTTCAAGCTGTTGAAGGAGACACATTTATGCACGAGAGGTTTATCTGTTTCTCTTATAGATACAGGTATAGCAATAATGAATACTCAGCTACATCTCAATTTACTAATCCATTATTTACTCCGCAAGAATTTTCCCTAAACTCTGATACATTCCTAAATGAAGGAATGGTTAATTCTACCGACTCAGCTACACTTACGTATAACTCGGGAGGTAGTGATGTTGTTGCTATTGATATTCTATTTAAAGAATCAGCATCTAGCACAATAAAAGTTATTGAGTCTATAGACAAGAAGGAGCTTAATATATTAGACAATATAAACTTAGAGTACTTATTTGAAGATAGTAAGATATTTACTATACTATCATCAGCAGAGATACTTAGGTTATACGATAATGTACCGCTTCTAGCTAACGCTCAAACAGTTATGAGTAATAGAATTATGTACGGAAACTACATTGAGGGATACAACCTTAGTAGAGGAGATGAAAAAACTAGACTAGACTATAGGGTTGATTACGAATCCATTGAGCTAGGGTACGTCTACCCTAACGACGAGATAGAGGTAGCCTCTACCTACGGAATAGCAGGAGGTAGCTCGTCAGACGGAGCTTTGCTAGCTTTATTCCAAGACGTCGATAGCTTAAAGGCAGGCTCTAACGTGACCATTAATTTCGCTATGACTCATAGTTCTTTCTATGACGTTAACGGAGCACCTAATCCTACCGAGACCACACTTAAGACTACTGTTAGTTTTTCTTACAGACTTATAGATTCATACAATACATTTGCAGAACTAGTGTCTAGTATTGACTTTCAGGAAAAGATGGGTACTATTGACAACATACAGGAAGTTCCTAATGCTATCGACGGTAATACTTTTACTGACGTTATCAACGAAGCGCTCCCGTTAGAGTTAGGTGTATACACTAAATTCCAAAGTGGTATAGATATAGTTCCATCCCCTATACATACTGAAGGCTCTAACCTAACCCTTGGCTTAGTAACCATAGCTATGGGTTACACGTCAGACATAAACAACCCGTCTGACACAAATACTGTATATGAATTATACGATATATCAGAAATTAACGTATCAATTCAGAAGGTAGCATCACCACTAAGTCTTCATAGTAATAGAGGATACGAGGTCGCTATAATGTATGTAGATGAGTTTAATAGAACTACTACAGCACTCGTTAGTAATGAAAACAACATACATGTCCCTTGCAATGCGAGTTGGTTGCAAAACAAACTTAAAATTACTATCCCTGAAACTCAGATAGCCCCTGATTTCGCTAAAAGATATAAGTTCGCAGTAAAGCCTGATGCTGAAGGATATGAGACTATCTATTCTCTAATCTACTTTAATGAATTACTCACGAACTACACTTACTTTAAGTTAGAAGGAGAAAATATTGCGAAAGTAGAAGAAGGAGATAGATATATAGTAAAGAGGTCCTCTTCAGGTGTTCCGAATGGATGCGCATACGGAACTGTTTTAACGAAAGAATCAATACCGGAAGGAGATATTGATACAGGGATTTCAGGGCTTACCACACCCGCAGGTACTTACATGAAAATGTTAGCTTCCGATTTCGCCGCTTCCTATGGTAGTGGTCAATACATAAACCCGGGTCTAGAAACAAGCAGTAAGGATGGTCACGGTAGAGCTACGTTAATATACGACGGACTAGAAAGCGGAGATGCTGTACTAGGCGTTTACCCTAACTACGCTATCCCTCGTGGTTCTATTATTCGTTTAAATATAGATATATATCGGAATGAACACTCATCTCACTGTGACTATTGGTCGTATAAACTTAATAGAGTTTACTCTCCGACTACAGACTACGAAGACCTTAAGGCTTGGTGGGATGGAGATAACATAGCTACCACAGTAGGGAGTGGAACTTCTTCCGGAGGCGCTTCTCTATCTTACGGAACATTCTCTCCTAACTCAGACAAGAAAGCAACGTGCCACATGGCTCAGGATAGCACATCTAAAGAAATAACCTTTAGCGTTAATGGATTCGAGGCATGCCCCGCATTTACAGGTGGTTCTTCTAATGTTCATGTAACCATATCTGTAGTGCTAGCTAATGGCGCTATTGTATTCGAAACACTACCTAAAGATAGCCTTCCTGACGTTTGGTACGAAGGTCAAGACTCATACCCTATCAGCATTGACGGATACCACGAATCAAATATTTCAGGTGATATAAATCAAACCTATAGTGTTGACGCAAGCCTTACGTTAAATTTCGGTAATTGCTACACATTTGGAAATGGAGTTGAGAGCTACAAGGTTAGAGACTCAATAACAGGTAAGGCTATGAGATTAGGTAATCGCGTTACAACGGTTTCCGAACAAGACTACAAAAGAGCTCACAGGTCTTCTGATATAACATACAGCGGCGTATTTAATGACGAGACTAATATTAATAGATTAAATGAGTTTAACTTAGGTTTATCGAACTTTAAACCTCTTGAGAATTCTTTTGGACCTATAAATAAGATGTTTGCTAGAGAGACTGACATCCTTACCCTTCAAGAGGATAAGATTTCATACGTTCTATCTAGTAAGAGTTTGCTTACCGACTCTTCAGGAGGAGGAGTCTTAACGTCTGTACCTGAGGTTTTAGGTCAGCAGATTGCTAGAGTAGAGAACTTTGGTATTAGCGCTAACGCAGAAAGCTTTACATCCCACGGGAGTAGTAAGTTCTTTACTGATGCCAAGAGAGGCGCTTTAATTCAGCTAAAAGGTAGTGGGGCTGCCAATGAAAGTCTTAACGTGATTTCAGAGTTCGGTATGCGCTCTTGGTTTAGAGACTTATTTGCTAATAACTTTAATACGCAAAAGATTGGGGCATTTGACCCGTACATGAATGAGTATGTTTTAACAAACAACGACATATCTTTACCTGAAGAGGCTAAGATTTATTCTTGCGGTTCTAGAAATCAATTCACAACAGACCAAGAGTTAGATTCAGGTGTAACATCGTATCAGATTGATTTTGGAAACGACTTAGGTAATGTTGAATTTGATGTTAATGTTTTGTCAAGTACAGGAATTACAGTAAGCGTTACTTGGAACGGTAACTCTGTGATTAGCCAAGTATTAGCGGGGAGCTCTTCGACTACACTTGGGTTTACAAAAGATTTAATATCTCCAAACATAGCCACTGTTGTTCTAACCAATACATCTCCAACAGAAACCACTATTGTTGAGGTTGAGTCTAAATGCCCTGTAGCCAACCCATTAACGGTTGTATCTATAGTCCTTACAAGTGATTCAGATTCCGGAAAATCAATTCATAATAATTGGAGCTATGATGTGGGTACTCAAACTAATTACAGTTCTAATCAAGTAGTGAATTTCTCTTCTAGCTTAAGCAATATACATGCATCATCATTTGCATCTTACACAGGTTTTCAGGGTCAAGGACCTATACCTTCAAGTGGCTTAGATGTTACAATGATGACTACTAAGTCTCAGACTGATTCTTTTGATGTTAGAAATAATCCGAATAACTTACCTAATGATTCGTTTAAATGGTTAGTTACAGATGTTGATTACGACAATACTGAGTCTGACTTAACCACACTAATACCTCTGCTTAATAGCACAACTCCTTTAGGCAGCAACCCTTCGTTCTCGTCAGAGTTCAACTTAGGGACTATAACAGGCGTTGACAAGAAGCTTTACCTTGTTTGGGATTTAAGAGGTCCTACACCTAGCTTCCTTTGTCATGACACCGACACTACCTCTGTAGGAATTAACGCTGTATGTTGTGAATGTTCCTGCCCTACAAATCCTGTTCGAGATGTCGAATATAAGGTTACTAATACAGGTAGTACAACTATTTTAATAACTTGGAGTGGAGGAACTTTATCATTACTAGGAGGTAACGTATTTGAGCTATGCTCAGCTACCTACCCAACATACTCACCGGTTAGTGCTTCCGGAGTATCTATATCAACTATAAACTGTGACTGTTAAATAAAAATAAATGGCAACTTACTCAAATTACTACATAAACGGGTCTTCCCTTCAGAATGCAACAGCAGTGTATTCTGATATAGACATGACAATACTTGCACCTAACGGATTATACTCAAACGGTGTTGTATCTAGAGAGCAAACAGTCGACGGATTAGGTCCTTCAACTGTATGCCCTACATGTTCTAGTGTTATGTGCGAACATAACATATCTATAAACCCTACAAACCCCTGCAGAACAACCCTAGATTACAATATGGGTAGCTCTGTTGGAGCAATAAAGGTTACCGTTTTTGGGTTAAATCAGTCTGTAGTTGGTATAGGTATAAAGCAGGACGCTAACGGTAGCTTTAACACATTTTCTTCTACAGGTGATTCCGGATACCCGGGAGCATATTTGGCAGCACAAGGAGCTGCTAATGTAAATAATCTAACGTACTTCTATGCGAATTCCTTTAAAGCACCTTGCTTGTCTTGGGATGAAGGTATAGACACACCTCCGTCTGACACTATATTAGAGACTTATAGCTATAACCCAACCTCAGGTTTATTTATACCAACAGGAATATTTAATGACTACTACTTCACTTATAGAATCGTTGTAGGTTTAGCTAGTACTGTAGGTAATATGGTATCTTACATACCTAGTAGCGCTGCTAATAACATCTTAAGAGTTACAGCCGTGTATCCGTGCTCACCTCAACCAAAAATATCCGTAGAGTGCCCTACATTGCTTTATGATTTTCAAGGAAACCTATCATTAAATCCTTCTTCAAACCCATGCAATGATGGTCTTGGGAGTAGAAAATTAGTTCATGGGAAAGTTAGGGGTACTGTAGATGGTGAATTTGTTGTAGGTGATTACATATTCACGACCAACACATTAGGTTCAGGTATATACGACCAACTAGCAGATGGAGGATATAAAAGCCTTAGCGCTTATTTCCCTTCAGCAACATCAAGTCCTTACTGTTCTTTTAATGTTAATCACGGAGTAATAACCTCTATCTCAAATTGTTAAAATAGACAAATGGCAAATCACACACTTACATTTAGTGAATCAGCAAAAGGATTCCCATCGTTTTACAGCTTCATTCCTGAGTACATGATAGGGATGAATAACTATCTATACAGCTTCAACAATGGACAACTATATAGACACAACACTAACGAGACACGTAATGAGTATTATGGAGTTACATCTCCCTCGGTTATAAAGACCATAATAAATGAAAACCCTTTAGATAATAAGTTATTTAAAACTATAGGCTTAGAATCTACTGATGCTTGGTCTGTAAATATATTAACAGATATTGCAGCTCAGGATAGCACTATAAATAGTACTACTTTTGAGAAGAAAGAAGGGAATTGGTTTGCGTACATACGTACTGACGGCGTTGACTCTACAGGACCTGTACTTACAGAGTCTGACTATAAATCTAGAACTATAGGTGGTATAGGTGTTTCTAATCAAATAATACCATCAGCAAACTCTGTTCAGATGATATTCCAACTACAACCTAATTTAGCTTTAAATATTGGTGATTATATATACTACGTTCCATCAGGTGACGATGAGGCTACTTATTGCGGGAGGGTTAGCTTAACCTTTTTTGATAAGATAAATACTCAAACGGTAATAACAGTAGATACAACTATAGGTTCAGGAACAAACCCCTCTGTTGGTGACTTCGTGCTGTTCGCTAAGAATTCTCAAGCAGAATCTCTTGGATTGATGGGGCATTACGCTGAAGTTACGCTTACTCTACCTACCTCAGTAACTACCGCTAGTGAACTATACGCAATAGAGTCTGAGCTTATGAGAAGTTATCCTTAAAATTTAGTATCTTTGTTGTTATATGAAACTCACAACAAGACCACTACAGCAAGAGGATTATGATGCCATTCTAACGGGATGGTGGAAAGATTGGGGATGGGATGCCCCCGCTAGAGACTTCCTACCTCAAGACGGTATAGGCGGTGTTATTATTTACGATGGAGAAACGCCTGTTTGCGCAGGATTCCTATACAATACCAATTCTAAAGTTGCTTGGGTAGATTGGATTATATCAAATAAAGAATATAAAGAGTCTCGTAAAGAAGCTTTACTGCTACTTATAGAAACTCTAACATCTATAGCTAAGACATTAAACAATAAGTTTGCTTACGCTTTAATTAAACATAAGGGACTTATTGATGTTTACGAAAAGACCGGTTACCTTAAAGGTGACAATTACAACGCAGAAATGATAAAAGTACTATAATATGGCGGCAATAACAGGAGCAGTAGTAGCAGTTGGGTCAGCAGCCTACTCTATAGCTCAGTCAGAGAAACAAAAGAATCTAGCTAAGCAAGCTCAGAGCGATGCCGATAAGGCTTTTTCTGCTGCAGAGAAAGAATTAGATGTTAATTACTTCGAACAGCTTGGTATTAATAAGACACCTTACGATAATCAACGTGAGGCTCTTTTAGTTAGTGCTGCTCAGGCAATGCAACAAGGTCAGTTATCTGAAAGAGGTGGAGCTGCAACGGCAGGTCAGGTATTAGCTCAGTCTAATATGGCTCAACAGAACGTTACGGATACTCAGACTCAGCAGATGGAGGCTTTAAATAAGCTTGTAGCTACTGAGGATGCTAGTTTAGCAGACCAAAGGAAAGACCTACAATTAGCGCAAGCTGAAGGTGCAGGTATTGCTTCTGCTCAGGCTCAGAACGCTAGTAACGCATCACTACAACAAGGTGTTACGGCATTAGCTAACTTAGGTATGCAAGCTTACGGGAATTCAGAGTTGTATAATCAGAACAAACCGCCTGTTGATAATTCCGTAAACAACGGCATAGTGACCGATTGGGCTAACTCAGGAATATCAGGAAATAACCTTAATAACCTTACTAACGAACAGTTACTTCAACTAATCAACCCTTAAGACAATGGCTACATCGTACTACAAACAATCCTCAAGAGATAAAGTTGAGGGTATTAATTGGGGACAGATAGGTACAGATTTATCTGAGAAGTTGACCACCGAACAAACTCGTCGTGATGACTTAAAGACTGAGATTGACAATGAGTCTAAGGAATACGTTCGTGGATTCAATGACATGCCTCAAGGTACTAATCAGGGAGCTAACGAAAGGCTTTCTGTATTTGCTGATGACGCATCTCAATACATGCTTAATCTAAACAAGAGACTTAAGGCGGGAGATATTAAGCTGAAGGATTACAATGCGCAGAAGACCAACCTAGAACAGGGAACTACAGATATGTTTCAAGTGTCTAAGGATTTTAATAAAAACTTTGATGCCACTATGGCAAGGGTGCAATCAGGTGAAGCCTCGGCTTTAGAAACTTGGAACAACTCTAACCTGCAAAAATTCTCAGACCCTTCTGCAGCCGGTCTATATATTGACCCTAACACAGGACAAGTTGTTGTTGCTGACATGATTGATGGTAAGCCCTCACAAGACCCTAATGGAAGGTCTTCTATCTTCAGTCTAAAGAATAAACAGTCTCAACAGATTGATACGTTTAAGATTGATAAGTGGGCTACGGATAATGTTGCTCAGTTTAAGAATAAATACAAGACAGTATTTGAATCAAACAATGTAGGTTCTATAAATAGCTTACTTAAGAGTGAGGACTTCGTTTCAGCTAAGAAGAAAATTATTGAATCAGCTTTAACAGCTCCTTATTCAGGTCAGAGTATCTTAAAGGATACAGACTTAGAGGATAAGTATACGTACTCTAAAAACCCTGAGGATGAAGGTAAGGAAGGAATCATATTCCTTGCTCCTGACCCTAATAGCCCTAACAGTGGTGTATTGATACCAAAGTTAACTAAGAAGCAGAACGCTGAAGCATCTAAGATTTTAGATGAGCAGATTAATGCTAGATTAGGTTACGAAGAAACAACTAGTCTTGATATAGATAAGACGTCTACAACTCTATCTAACGACGCTAAGGAATTCGCTAACGACTTCAATGAGTTAGCTAAAAAGCATAGACTAGGTAAGCTTAGGTTGGATGAAGAGAAGACTCAGCAAACTGTTGACGCTTTCTTTGCTAAGAATGAAGCTGAACTTTTACAGATGGGTCTTAACTCAGAGAGAACTCAACAGATAATTAGCGTAGTAGCCCTTAAGTCTCCGAAAGAACTTGAAGCTTTAGGTTATGACCTTGAGCAAAAGGAATTAAATATAACTAACACTGAGGCTATAATAGACCAAAGAGAAGAGAAGCACGAGAGTGATATGAATAAAGCTTCAACTGCTCAGGAAAGAGCTGAGTTAGAGTTAGCAAATTTACCTACGAAGCAGCAGAATGCAGCGCTACTTAATCAGGCTCAGATTCGTAATATAGATAAACTCTCTCAATGGGAAGATAAGAACGCTAAAGAGAAGAGACAGGTTAATAAGATGGTATCTAAGATTGGTAACATCTACGATGGAACTGAGGCTGAGATTGAAGCATCTCTAGCTTACCTATCTAGTGCTAACGCTAATATCAACTCAATTGATAGAACTGAAAAAGGTCTAGAGGTTAAGATGACCGACAAGGAAGGTTATGTAATTAATAAAATTATACCAAACACATCAAACAAGAGAGACTTTATAGATGCTGCATCAGCGCTTCTAGTAAACGAACTTAACGTTACTGAGGCTATGGATGAACTGCAGTACGATACTACAGGTTCTTACGCTACGCATGAGAACATGACTACTGTAGTTCAAAGTGATGAAGATAAAGACAACTCTGCTTCGTTTATGTTAGATGAACTTCTTGAAACTACCGTTACGAACGATATGTTCGATGGAGTTAAGGCTAAAGATTTCAAAACAACCCTAGCTAGTATGACTGATTCCACAAACGGAAGCTTGAAAGGGTTTAGTAATATGCGTATAGAAGACGTTAGTGGGACTACAACGAATGAGATTGTTATCTCGTTCCCTAACGTTAAAGAAACTCTTACAATTAACCCTAACGCTTGGACAACAAGTGGAGCTAGGAAAGAGAAGAGAAAACTTCAAGAGTACTTGAACTCTATAGGTCAAGGAAACTTAGAAGGGTTAGCCTCTAACTATGATTGGGGTAATGTAGAGGTAACAGGCGGTATAACAACAGGGCAATACTAAGACTAATATATGAACGAGCAAGCACTAAAAGACTCTTACGAGTTATTTAAAGAGAAAGGTTATACTAAATCTTTTGACGAGTATGTAAGTCTAATGAATTCCAATCCTCAAGCCTTGAATGATTCATATTCAATATTTAAGGAAGCAGGTTACGAGAAATCTCCTGAAGAATTCTCTACCCTTATTGGAGTAAAAAAAAAAGACGAATCCGTTTCTGTTTCTCCGGAGGAAATTACGGAATCCACTACACCGGACGTTCAGGAAGAGAATGTCTTGTTGGAGTCTTCTATTCAAGAGAATGAAGCTAACCTAGAGCAAGAGCAACAAGGTGCTGAGTTCCAATCTTTCGCTGAAGAGCAAGGATTAGACACTACCGAGATGGTATCATCTGAATTAGGTGGTGGATTAGACAACGGAATGGAATCGACTATCCAAGACGATAACGGTATAGACTTCTCTAGTGCAACGTTTGAGCACAAGGGAGAGAAAGATACCGCCATTGAAAGAACCTTCGGGAAAAACGAGGTAACCGACTTATTCGGTGACCTTTGGAGAGCCGGAGCAGCAGGTCAAGCTCAAGGTGGTTCTGTTGGTGAATCCTTAGAGCTATTTGCTAAAGGAGAGAACGTTACCGACGATGATATTCAAGATTTCATCGCAGCTCAAAAGAGGATGGAAGAATCAGGAGTCTCTGACGAGATGAATGATTTCCAAGAGACTTACCAAGAATTAGGTGGCGGATGGTTAGGATTCATTAAAGGAGTCGTAGACAACCCTACTGTTATACCACAACTATTTGTATCATCTGTTAGTGCTATGGTTACTCCTGCTGTTTTGGCGGGTGCTGCAGCAGGTGCAGGTGCAGGTGCGGCTATTGGTTCTACAGGTTTTTCTGCAGGTCCTTTAGGTGTATTCACTACGGCAGGTGGTGCTATGGCAGGAGCTATGGGTGGAGCAGGTACTATTCTTGAAACAGGATTAACATATTCAGAATTACTACAAGAGGAGTTAGACGGTGAGCCGATGACTACCGAAAACATAAGAAGAGTTTTAGGGGATGAAGATGCCATGGATAGTATTAGGTTCAAGGCTGTCGCTCGTGGATTAACTATTGGAGCTATTGACGCTATATCAGGTGGTATAGCCGGTAAGGTTACATCCAAAGTAGCCACCGCTGTAGGTAAAAAAGTAACAAGCACTGCGACTAAAAATCTTATTGCGGGTGCTGCAGGTGGAACTGTTGAAGCTATTGGTGGCTCTTTAGGTGAAGTTGGTGGGCGATTAGTAGCAGGTCAAGAGATGGATATAGCTGAGATTGGTTTTGAAGGTATTGCAGGTACTGCAACAGCACCTCTTACAGTTGGTTATGGTCTATACAAGTCACCTAAGTATCACATAAACGGTACTGATAATAAAGCTAAAGTCTCAGGTCCTATGATGGCTAAGTTTATTAAGGAAGCTCCTTTAGCTGATTTGATAAAAGCTGAAGTAAGCATAGCTAACGACCCTGAACTTCAATCTATATATGAAAGCAGATTCAAGGAAGCTAACGTATCGAATAAGATAAAAGAAGTTTCTCCTGACATTAACGAACCAACTCTAAAAGCTGTAACTAAGCTTCAGGTAGAGCTAAACGAATTAGAAGGTAATAATACTCAGGTAGCTAAAGACAAGGCTAAGGTATTGAAAGAGAAAATTAATTCTCTTCAAGAAAATCCTATCACAGAAGGTGAGGCTAGAGCAACAGACGTTACTGTTGATGGTGAGAACACTGAGACCACTACAAATGTGGTGACTGAAGATTACGCTATTGAGGTTCTGAAAGAAGAAGGTATTGATAGTCCTACATCACAGCAAGTAATTGATAAGAAAGAAGTACTACTTAAAGAACAAGCAGATGCCATTCAAAAGTCAAGCACAGAGAGCGTGGATGCACAAGAACAAGCCGGTACTAGCGAGAGCGTTGGAGAAGGAAACACCGAATCCACAGAAACTACCGGAGAGACTACACAGGAAGGAGACGTTGAATCTGATGTCACGGAGGAGAAAGAGGTAACAAAGGAGGAATACAATAGTGAACAAGACTTCTTCCAAAAGACTAGTCCTAACGCATGGGCAGTAGATGAAGTATCTGAAGAGGTACTAGACGAGTCTGATATTCGAGAACACGAAGGTACTTATGGTATAGTAACTCCTGATGGAGACATTAAAGGTCTATTTAATCCTAACGTAGCCAAGCTTCGTGAAGGTAAAGAAGCTAAGAAAGGAACGCTTAGAGGTTTAATGGCTAAGCTTGTAGATGCAGGCGGTACAAAGCTTGACAACTACGACGGTAGGCTAACTAGTTTATATGAAGACTTAGGGTTTAGAGTAACATCTAGAACACCATTCAATGAAGAATTTGCTCCTGAAGGATGGAATAAAGAGAAGGATGGAACGCCTGATGTTGTTGCTATGGTGTATGACCCTAACAATGAGTTAGATATAGAAGAGAAAACTTTCGAAGGTCAAGAGTCTAGTTATGATGATATGACTGACTACAGAGATTCATTCGTAAAACCTAAGGCTAGGCATCGTGTTGATGGCTTAGAAGTTAACGACCAAGAGACCTCTACCATTACGGAAGAGATGAATCAAATGGACGCTAACGAGATTGAGTTTGAAGCTACTGAAGCCTCAAGAGATTACGACGTTAATCCATTAGAAGAAAGTAACTCTATAAAGAAAGTAGCTAAAAAGGTGCTAGACTTTATTGGAGTTAAGAGTGAGAAGGATTTACTTAAGACGTTGGATTACTTTGATGGTATCCCAATGCTTACAGGTATGTCTGATATATTAGCCTCAGGAACTGTTAAAGATTCTCAAGGTGGTAACATGGATGTCGATGGTGGTATCATGTTCAATATACTAGGTAAAAATACAGAAGCTGCTTGGGCAGGTGTAGATGAAGCCGGAGCTAAGGTTCAGTACGATAACGCTGTAGCCCTATATAAAAAGAATAAAGCGTTGTTTGAAAAGCTGTGGGCTGATGGTAAGTTACCTCAAGGTCACGTACCAATGGCTATTGCTAGAATGTCAGACAGTGCAATCAATTCTAACGAAGCTATATTCAGATACATCAGCCCTGCGATTAAAGCTGCTAAGAAGAAGAATCAAGTAAAAGCTTTAGCTGACTTACAGGTTAGCTTAGAGAAGGCTAAGACAGCTTCTCAAGCGTCTACTGTAGGTAAGAAGAAAGTTGCTGCAGCTATCAAGTTGCAGGAGTTAATTAAGAATAATAAGATAAAGAACCTAGGTCAGTTAATTGACGTGGTGTTAGAACAATCTAAAGCTAGAGCTCAGGGTGATAAAAACACTCTATCTCTTGATGACAGAAAGTTGCTGTTCGAGTCAATCATATACCCTACAGGAGCAAAGAAGAGTAACAGAGCTATTATAAACTCTCTAGCTGAAGGAAACCCTAAGTTCAATACAGAAGCTTTCTTTGCTGATAATATATACAAAGCAATCGGAGAACCTTCTATGATGAAGGGAGCTCACGGAGATATAGTCGCTGTTGTTGGTATTGATGTTACAGGAAACGGTGGAGTCGCTAAGGTTTCTCACGACAACTATGGATTCGGACCTAAAGGAAAGGCTATAGCTTTAATATCTAAACCAAAACATGGTATTGATGTGTTCTCTACATGGAGAGCTAAGGCTAGTAGAGTATTTAAGAAGGATAAGAAGGGTAGATTCCCTACTAAGACTGCTACAGCTCAACAAGTTGGTGGAGCGTTCTTTAACGACAAGGTGTTTCAAAGTGATTCAGCTAATACTAAGCAATCAAACCTTGATGTACTTATAGGTAAACTTAAGTTTGCTTTCCCTTCGGTTAACGTTGCTAATAGTAAGGCTGAATTTGATGCTATACTTAACGAGCCGGGGGTTAGAACTAAAGAGTCTGAAGGTAAAGTTATACTTGGTCTTACTGTAGATGGTAAGATATTTATAAACCCTGACTTTGATTCTTTAGCTACGCCTATACACGAGTTTGGTCACATATGGATGGATTACTTACGTTCTGAATCTTCAGGTCTTAAAGGAACTAAATTACTAGAACGTGGGCTTAAATTAGTAGAAGGTACTGATGCTTTAAAGACTGCCATAGAGAAATATGGTGACACCAAACTTGCTAGAGAAGAAGCTTTAGTAGAGCTTATGGCAACTAAAGGTGAGACTATAGCTAATGCAGCTCAGAAATCTAAGTTTAAGGAATGGCTGAATGCTACATTTAAGTACATCCAAAATAACTTCATCACGTCAGAAGCCGTCTTTAAAGCTAACGATATAGAGAACATGTCTCTTGAAGACTTTATAGACACAGGACTTGCTGATTTGTTTAGTGGTAAACCAATTGATGGGAAAAATAAGGTTAAGTTCGACGCAAAGGCTGAGTCTAAAGAATCCATGGCTAGGTTTGAAGTGGGTAAAGATATTAAGTCTACCATAAAAGAAGCTTTAGCTTTAGGTATGAGCGATAAGCAGATTAAATTCCTTCTAGAAAAGCAAGGTATCGAGTCTAGCGTAATCAAAGAAGCCCTATCTACAGAGAAGAAAGCTACACAGAAACCGGTATCACCTACAGAGAAGACTCTTAAAGGTTTTGATAGAGTGATGTCTGAGATTGATGGTATAGTTAAGAAATCCAAGGATAGAGGTGTTAAGTTTAGCGAGATTGCTAACAACGTTATATCTTACCTTCAGAAATCTAAGGCTTATGAGAACGCTACCGATGTTCAGAGAGAGCAGATGGTTAGAGATGTTCGTAAGAAGTTCTTAAAGAAAGAGAAGTCTGCGCCTACAGCTAGCAAGTTGATTGGTATAAAGAAGGGAGCTAAAGAGATAACTACTACAGATAAGAAGTTATATGTTAAGAGGTTAAATGAATTAAACGAAGGAGCTAAGAACGCTAAGGACGCTATCAAAGCTGCTAGCCAACTTATAGCTGAAGATGTTAAATCATTAATAAAGAAAGGA